CAAAGAAAAACTCGTCTGAAGCCTTTTTAAAGTGAATTAGCTGTACTACTTGGTCTTTTAGGAAAGCTAAATCATTTGGCTTTGGTCTGTTTTGTTCTGTAAAAATAGTATCTGTGTAATCCCAATGTTCTGATTTATCTCCTACAAATACAAAAATACTAGGTATTTGTTTACCAGAATGTAACTTTTTGAATACTTGTTGTTCTCCGATCATGCTGTCCTCACAGGTGAAAATATATCGTTAGTCGGTTTTGTTACTATTTCATCTTCCCATCTACTTTGATTTAGCCATGTACTAGCATGAGGAATAATATTATCCTTCCATTGCTTACTATTCTTCTGTTGTGCAATGGCTTTTAAAAGTATGTTTATATCTACCTTAACTTTCTTAAATGCTTTCATTGCTAAACTCTTTGATTCATGTCTTGGATACGATTTCCAAAATAGTTCAAATTCTTCTGTATATTTGTGTATATGTGTTATTGGGTTATTGGGTATTGGGTTATTGGGTAGCATACCAATCGCATTGCTTTCGGATTGCGTTTGCATTGCGTTCGCATCAATAACCTTATTCCTATTAGCCCAACGAGCATTAGCACTAGCCCTTGCACTCTCAGATTTACCATATATTTTCTCTAATTCTTTATCACAACGATCATGAACATACCCCTTTTCAGTAAGTTTAAAGAAGTCATTTAATACATTTTCAAACGCTTGCACTTCGTCTGCATTACGAACGCTATGCGAACGCATTAACTTGTTTAAATCAATTGTTAATGGTGATTCTTCTGTGTAATAAGTGTCTAATAATTGCCTATAAATACCATGCTCTAGCAATGTCAAATGACCAGTATCTTTACGATAATCACCAATATTATGTTGGTAATAGTGCATATCAATCCTTTTTAAATAGGTCTGGTCTGAGCATTTCTTTTGTAAGCCTACCTTCAGAGATTTTCTCTAACTTTTTTACATACTTAATTGGGACTTTTTTCTGTCCCCAAAGTATTACTGCGTTATGGGTTAAGCCAAGAATGTCAGCTAGGTTCTTTAATGATTCAAATTCGTATTTCAGATAGTCAGTTGGTTTCATATAATTCCTTTCTTTGTTAGAATATAATACATATAGCGAATATTTGCAAATATATTTTATATTAGTATAAACACCTAGAAGAAATGTGTAAAAATGTGTGAAAAGATGTTGCAATGTGTGATTTTATAGGTTAAAGTTTAGTCATGCAGTAAATTAAACAATGAAACGAAAGGGAAATGAAGATGAGAGAATTTATAGAAGCACTAGTAGGATTTGCAGTAATGTTTGGCCCTGCACTAACAATCTGGTTACTACAAGGAGTTAAATAATGACTACCTTATGGATTGACCCACTATCTGACGATGGTCAAGAACTAATTGATGATCGTATCAACGAACTTATCAAGACAGATTACAAACCAGCTAACTTAGTTAATGAGGCTGTTGCTGAGTTTACAGTTAAAGAAAACCAACAAGTAGCTGACTATATAAACGAAAACAATATGCAAGGTCTAGGCAATTACATTTACTTAAAAGCCTACGACTTTGCACACACAATGGCTACAAAACAAGCTGAATATGAATTTAACAATGGAGAATTAAACGATGAGTAAATACTTAGAATTACGCAAGATTAACATTAATGAGCATACTGAGAAAAAGGGTAAATTTACCTATTTATCGTGGGCTTGGGCAGTAGATCAACTATTACAACTAGACCCATTAGCTACTTGGACTTATGATCAACCAATGGCTTTTGGTGATACTTTGATGGTGTTTTGCACAGTTGAGGCATTTGGTAAGAAGATGACTGCACAGTTACCAGTTATGAATAATCAGAATAAAGCTATGTCTAACCCTGATAGTTTTTCAGTAAATACAGCTATGCAACGATGTTTAGCTAAGGCAATAGCGTTACATGGTCTTGGTCTTTATATCTACGCTGGAGAAGATATTCCAAGTGATGCTATTGATGAAGAAACTCCTGATTTAACTGATTTATGTACTAATTGGTGTGACATGATAGGTGAATGCTTAGATATGGATACGCTTAAAGCTGCATACGGACAAGCATATAAAGAACTGAGTAAAGATAAGATAGCGATTGATCGTATTAGCAAGGCCAAGGATAAAAGAAAGGCAGAACTACTATGACTATAAGTGAGCAAATAGAGTCTTTATTATCCAAGCAAAAAGAAATAGACTATATCGTGGCTACTGAAACAATTAAAGAGTATTTAGTTACATGGCCTGAAAATGTCGATTCTAAATTATGGAATCATCGTCTTGAATCTTTACTGAGGAAAATAGATGAAAAGTTTGAAAGAACACAGAAGTGATAACCATTTTACGCAAGAAGAAGTCGCTTATATCTTGCAAATACCAAGATTTAAAGTAGAACAAATAGAAAGAATGGCACTTAGAAAACTAGCTTTTATCATTAAACGCAAATATAAAAAGGAGGATATTTTATGAATCGAGAGTTCTTTTGGTCAATAGTAATAGGTATTTTACTGTGTGGATTTGTCATTTATTTAACTGAATTAGGTAGAAAATCAGAGGTAAATTGTGCAATGTTAATGGGTGGTTGGCATCCAGACATTCCTAAGAAGTATGCTGAAATGTGTATTGCTGCTAAACAAGAGAGGAACGACAGATGACTGCAAATGAACTGGCTGATGAATTGGGAAATATTCTGACATTTTTAGAAATAGAATATGCAGATTATGAAGATGATGAAATTTTAAAACAAGCCTCCACCATGCTACGGCAACAACAAGCTGAAATAGAATCGTTGCAAAAAGAATTGCAAAAAATAAAAATTTGGTGTGGCAAAACTCAATTTGTGCATGATTATAGTAGTCCTTTTATAGAATTACAGAAAGCGAGAGAATAATGTATTTTTATAACGCATGGAAAAACCATAATCATTGTTGGAATCGTAGAAAATTTTTAATAGATTTTCAACATATCCCATTTCATTCCTACACAATCACATTGCTTGGGTTTTCATTAACTTTTATTCTAAAAAATCATGACTGAATCATTAATATACAGAGAAGTAGAACAAGGAACAGATGCCTGGTTAGAAATTCGTAGGGGCAAGGTGACAGCTAGTCGTGTTGCAGATATTCTAGCTAAGACTAAAACAGGTGTATCAGCAAGTCGTGGTAATTACTTAATAGAATTAGCTTTGCAAAGGGTTACAGGTGTTATAGAGCCTTCTTTTATGAACGATGCTATGCAACATGGCAAAGACAATGAGGCTACAGCAAGGGTTGCATTTGAGGTGGCTCATAATGTGTTTGTAGATCAAGTAGCTTTTGTCGATCATCCCACTATCCCAAATTTTGGATGTAGCCCTGATGGTATTGTTGGTGATAGTTTACTTGAAATAAAATGCCCGTATCAAAGTGCAGTACATTGGTCATATTTTAAAGATGGATGCCCATCTAAATACTATACCCAAATACAAGCACAAATGAGTTGTACAGGTGCTAAGTCTGTGTGGTTTGTTTCATTCGATCCAAGGATGCCTCCTCGATCACAGTTGTACATTGAAGAAGTATTGAGAGAAGAAGAATTTATTAAGAAGTTGGAAGATGAAGTAAAGCAGTTCTTGAATGAAGTGGAAGTTGAATCTAATCTAATGAGGGGTGAATAAATTGGGAATTCGTTACTACATAAAAGCAGCAGTATCTGAGTATCAAGATAAAGATGGAAAGGCTAAAAAGAAGTATCAAAGTATAGGAATCATTTTAGAGACTAAGAATGGGCTTATGTTGAAGTTAGAAACCATCCCCTTATTCTCTCTTAAAGATGGTTGTTTAATCGCTTATTTGAATGACCCTGAACCTGTTAAAGACCCATTTCCTAAGACTTTAGCAGATATACCTGACGATGTGCCATTTTGAGGACAACTATGTTTACAGAACGACAAAAAGCACAGTTAAAGGCTGCAGCTAGACCTAGAATGATTAATGGAGTAGAAAACCCTAATATGAGCAAACCTAACTATGCTCTTGAGGATGTTATTAATCAAATTAAACTAGAGAACAGTAGAGCATTTATGGAGGAGTACGACTTAAAGAATCGTGTATTTTTCCATAAACCTAAGAACTTAAAACCTGATGAATATTTAGCTTTTTATGAGGAGAATATATGACACAGTACCAATTAATTGTTCAAGCATTACACAAATGGATTAGTCCTTTAGATGCATTACATAAAGCTGGGACTATGAAGTTAAGCACAAGAGTCGGTGAACTAAGAGCCAAAGGTTATATTATTGAGGACAGATGGCATGAAAGTCGCAAGTTTAAAATGTATAAACTGGTGAAGAAACCATGAAAGTACAAATAGGTATTCACTATCATAAGCCTTATATTGAAACTGATAAAGATATGCTTAAACTTCAGACTGCACTATTGTATAAGCGTGTTCCTGTTTTATCAATGATTAAGGCTTGTTTTCGTGGTTGGTTATGAATTGAGTTTGGGATACTTATGTGTGTCCATCTATCAAACTCTCTAATTATTTGATCAAAGTTAAGGTCAGATGCAATAATGGCCTTAACTACTTCATCAGGAGTCATTCCGTTTACACGAAAGTCAGTTGCACAACCTACCCTATGTTGAGAACTTGATTTGCTACCAACAGAATTATTGACCAGCTCACTACGAAAACAAGAATTAATGAGTAAAGGCTTCCCCAAAAGTGACCGAACTTCCTCAAGAAATTCTGCCATACGCTTGAGATTTTCAAGTTCAACATCGTTTGGAGTATTGTCAAATTCACGATGATCTGTATGCGTAAGTTCTTCAAGGCTAAAATGTTCACTTAGTTGCATTTCTTACCATGCCTTCCATTTCTTTAGTTTTATCTTTACTACCTTGGCTTGATCCAAAATAAAATGATAGCACTTGACCAGCAGCACTTGTTACAAAACCTAATGCAAAGATAACTAGTTGTTGTTGATTATCAGGTGTATCTACGAACATCAGAACTGCGATTAACATAAATGCTAGTCCTACTACACCAAGGGCTAAAAGAGGCACTACAGCCTTGTCTAATTGCGTTGAATTGGCACTTGTAGCTACTTCTGCATGGGCTTTTCTAGCTGAGTCTCTATCTTCTACCTCTGCCTTAAACCTATCAATATCTGCTTGTATATGGGCTAATTCACCCTTTTGAGCAAGTTCTTGTAAGTCTAACTGTGCCTTGGCTTTTTGTTCTGGGTCTGGGATAACTCGGTCTAATACCTTCATTCCAACAGATACAATATCGTCTATTCCAAACATTATTTCCTCTTTTCTCGTTCTTCTAACAGTTGCACCTTAACTTGTAACTGATGAATATCTCTGTAAATTTCTTCTTTCAGCGCATGACGCTTTTCGGCAGATAAAGGTGAGTCTGTAGGTACATTTTCTTTGGTGATTAGTGCTGGCATTTGACCTTCAATCTTAGTTAGTCGTGTAGAAAAGTCTGATACTTGACCTAATAACCATGCTAAACAAGCTACGATAATAGGTAGTACAGCTTTTAGAATGTCTTGTATCACTTTTTGTTCCATAATTCAAACAAAGTCTTAACTTTTTCTTCAAGAACAGATACTTTATTATCCATTTTAGCAAGCACAATAACTAGCGTAACAAAGCCTACTAACAGAGGCCATATCTTTGCTAGTATGTCTACTGTATCCATTATTTAACAGTAAAGTAATGCGAGAAAAACCCTACAAAAGAACTAAGTGCTGAAA